CTGCTGCGCCCAGCGTGATCGCGCCGCCGTTGTAGGCCGACGTGGTTGGCATATTGAAATTGCCTGTCCCAGCGATACGCAGGATGCGTAGATTGCCGCTGCCGTCAATCGACACTGACCATTCGTTTGTGCCTGCTGCGTTAGACAGGCGCATATGGTTTTCCGCACCATTAACGACATGAAGCGTGCTGGTGCCAAGCCGAGCTTCAGCGGCCACCGTGTTGGTTATATCTTCGCCCGCAGGCACGCCAATATAGCCAAAACGCGCTTGCAAACCGCGTGTGTCGCTCCACGCTGCTGACGCGCCGGTTTCAATTGTTGGCGGCGTGTAACCGTTGTCAAAGTCCAAAAGCAACAAACTGTTGTCAAGGCTTGGGTGGGTAAAGGTAGTAGTGCCACGGCAAATAATCGGCAACGCGCCATTGGTAGTAAGGTTAACGATTGTGTTTGAACGTGCGACTTCTGACGCGCTTGCGTTGCTGCCGTTAAACACCACTGCGCTGCCGGTGCCGCCGCCGGCGCGGAAAGCG